AATAATAATATTTTTTTAGCTCCTCTTAATCTTAATACTCATCCATCACGTTCTGTATTTCCTTCTTTAAATAAAATATCTTATTATGAATATCTTACTTTACTAGCTAATTCTAAATTTACTATTTCTCCAATTGGTGATAGAAATGATTGTTATAGACATTATGAAGCAATTGGTTTAGGTTCTATTCCTATTTCTAATGTTAATAGTTTTTTCAAATCAATTTTTTCTGATAATATGTTATATTTTAATAATACTTCTGAAATTCTTGATCTTTATAATAATAATGTTAATCTTAATTATAAAGAACCTAATAAAAACTTAATTTGTGTTAAATATTGGATTAATTTTATTAATTCTTATTTATAAAATTCACTTTTTGTTAATTTTTCATCCAATAATTACGTAATGCTTTATAATACTTATTTTTATTAATTTCTTTCTTTTTCATATAAATATTCTTCTTTTATTTCACTATAATTTCTTATATATAATATCGATACTTCTCCCCCGTTGTATACAGCAGTATGCTTTACAATGCTTATTTAGTTTTTATAAAACTAAATAACCGTTGTATACAGCAGTATGCTTTACAATGCTTATTTAGTTTTTATAAAACTAAATAACCGTATTTTTTTCTTATTAATTTATTTTCTTCTATTATTCTTATTTTTAATTATTTTTTTGCCATTCACTTAATTTTAATCTCATTATATTTTAAATATTTATTTTATTTTTTAATTCTAAATATTTTTGTTTGTATTTTAAATATTTATTTCTGATTCTTCCCGTTTCTATAAATTCTGTTATAATCATTTGCATATCATCTATTAATTTCTGATATGTAGGCAAATCACTATGTCTATTAAATAATAATCCTATTATCATATTTTTAAATATTAAATCAGCTTTCATTCCATTAAATAACATCGTTCTTGAATCTAATATTAAATTTTTATCATATCTTTCATATACACTTACTATATGTCTATCATATTGTTGATGTGTTATTCTTCTACTAAATATATTATCTGATCCATATTCACTTAAATAATATAATATATCACTTAATACTGGATGTGCTGTTGTTGTAAATATTTCTATAAATATATCTGCTATACCAATATAATGTATTTTTTGTAATGCTGTTATATCTGTTCTTCTTTCTGTCTTTTCTTTTGCTAAATAATATGGATAATATGTTCCTATTTCTGAAAATGTTATTGATTGAACATCTATCGGTATTCCATTTATTTTTCTTTCACTTATTGGATTTAATGTAAATACATCATAATCTATTAAAACTGGATTAACTAAATTTCCTTCTTTATAATATCCTACATTATCAAATTTAAAATCTGATAATATATAATTATTTTCTATTATTATTTTATTTAATTTTAATAAATTCATTGCAAATTTTAATCTCGTTTCTATATTTTCTTGTTCCTTCATTGTATCCATCACCTCGTATTTTTTTGTTATATAATATGTATTTATATTTCCTAATTTATCTTTTAATGTTCCAAATGAATATATTTCTGGTAAATATACCCCATATATACTTCTATCTCTCATCCAAATTTCTACTAAATTTATTAAATCTCTTATTCTCTCCTCCGTTACTCTTAATATTAATTCACCATCTGGTATCACACTTCCTACTCTCTTTTTTGTAAATTCTATTAAAAATACCGCAGTATTTGCTCCACTTCCTAAATATATCGATCCTTTCCATCTTTCCTTATTCTTCGTTCCATCCATTATTCTAAATTCATTTTCTTCTCCTCCTTCTGATACCCATAATCTATTTCTCGCTGTCCTCATCCCGTCTAATATATCTATCGGTTCTCCTCCACTTTGTATTCTTTTTACCTCGAAATTAATATTTTCTGGTCTATATGTTATTCCTCTACTCATCGTTGTCTCTTCCTTATATCTATCATTTAATCCACTTTTTATAGTCACACCCATTGTTAATGCTGTCCCTGATGATGATGATGATGATGATGATGATGATGATGATGATGATGGTAAAGGTAATGTAGAAGCTGAAATAGATGATGAAGATAATGGTAAAGGTAATGCAGAAGCTGAAGCAGATGATGATGCCGGTAAAGGTAATGCAGTAGCTGAAGCAGATGAAGCAGATGATGATGGTGATAAAGGTGGATTTTTTTTAGGTTTTCGTCTATGTGTTGGATAAGGATTAATAATAATATGTGAAAATTGTTGAGAACCACCATAAATTTCTGAATTATTCATTATATAATATAAATTATAATATAAAAAAATGAAAATTAAAAAAATTCTATCATCCTCATTATATTATAATTATAATGATTTTTATTAGTTTCTTTAATAAATTCAATTTTATTAATTATTTTTATTTTTATTAATTTTTGCATTATTTCAAATGTTAATTTTTCTTTATTCAATTTATAATATGTTATTATTGATTTATTTAATTTATATTTTAAGATCTTTTTTAAGATATAATCATTTATTTCTATATTATTTTTTTTACATAATATTATCATCTTTTCTAATAATTTATCATATTTATTATTTACTACAAATATTATACTATTCATTATATTTTTATTACTATTTTTATCCTGTTTATCATATATTTTTATTAATAATTCCTCATCCAATATATATCTACAAGCTGTACTAAATATACTTTTTCCTTTCTTATTTTTACATTTACTTATATCTATCCTATCTATTATTTTTATTATTATTTCGTGTAATTCTCTATTATATCTACAACATCTTATTAAATTCGTCAATATATTATTCTTATTTTTATCTATATAATATAAATTTTCATTAGTAGTTCTATCTAATATTTTATTTATTATTTCTATATTAATATATCTATAATATATCATATATTGTAATAATGTTTTATTTTCATATTTACTATTAATTAGTTCATCATTATTTAATTCCAATATTTTATTTATCAAATAATTATTACATTCATATATTTCACTATATTTTTCTATATATAATGAAAGATAATTATTTTTTATAATTCTAAATATTATGTTTTTGTTTAATTTTTCTGTGCTTTTAAAAATAAAATCAAAAATTTCTTTATTTTTAATTTTATTATTTATAAAATAATCTAATACTGTTTTTCCATAATCATCTTCTTTCTTTAATAATTCTTTATCCATTTTATTTAATATATCTTTTATTATTTCTATATTTTTACAATCATAATCACTTAACATAAAACTTATTAATGTCTGATTATTATAATTTATTTTATTATATTCCTCTTTTTCTAACATTTTATTTATTATTTCTAAATATTTATTTCTGTTTATCCTTTTAATTATATCTAATAATCCATAATCACTATTTTCATATATTTTATTAATATATCCATCTACCACTATTATATATTCTATATTTTTCGGTATTTCTATATTTAAATCATAATCAGTATTTACTATTAATATTTTTACTGTTGTAAATATATTTTCATATTTTATTTTCTCATCCATATTATAAGTTCTTATTACTAATATATTGGGATAATTATAATTATTTTCTTTATCTATTTTTATTTCTATATCCTCTATTTTTATTTTAATATCCTCTATTACATAATTTTTATATAACTTTACTATATCTCTAACATTGTTATATTTTATATATTTATATCCTATTGTTAATGTCTTCATATTATATTATATTTTATTATATATTTAAAAAATCAACTTTTTTTATTTTTTTAATAAAATTCTATAAATATTTCTTTTTTATGTTTAATATTATTAAAATCATTTACTTTTAATGATTCTGCTTTATAATCTCTTAAAATATTATTAAAATATATTTTCTTTATTGTCTTATTTTCTTTTAAATTATCATTTAATATTAAATATTTATTTATTATTAATTTATTTATCTTATTATGTAAATGTTTTATTATTAAATTTATATATATTTCCGCATCTTCTTTTTTTATTTCATCAAAATCTAACTCTAATGTTGCACTTTTTCCTAATTCTATTAACATCATTAAACATACTGGATTCATAAATAAATATACATTATTTAAATATATTTCCTTCTTTTCATAATCTATTCTTATTCTATGTATGTTCTTTATTTTTCTCTCTTCTTCTATATATTTATATATAGAAATATTATGTCTCTTTATATTTCCTGTTATATAAATTGTATTAGTTCTCGGTATTGATGACATAAATCTATAATTATTATCAAATTTTAATTTTTCTATATAATTTTTATAATATGGATTTATTACATATAATATCCCACACATTATAATATGATTTTCATCTCTCTCTTTTTTCTCTTTATAATCACTGTTTTTATTACCCATCTTATATTATTATTTTATATTTTTTTATATAAATTATCCATTTTACTATTTTTACACATATTTAATAATTTTTCTCTATTTTTTATTATATAATCCCTTTCTATATATTCTAACATTTTTATACTTAATCTCTCCATTCTTCTATATATACTTATTTCTATCATTTTTTTATTATTTATCTCTAAATTTATTAATTCTCTCCTCTTTTCTTCATCTTCTATTTTATCTATTATCATTATTCCAACATCTTCCATATAATTATATATTGCTAAATATAATGCTGAAATATTATTATTATCTCTCTCATAAAATATTTCTTCATCAAAATAATCTATTATTTCTTTTATTATATCATTACTTCCATTATAACATAAACACATTAAATTATTTATATTATTCTTATTTTTCCTATTTATTATCTTCTTATCTAATTTATTTACTATTTTTATCATCAACTTCTTTAATTCTTCATAAACCCCAAATTCATTATCTTTATCACATAATATATCAAATACACTATTTCCATTTTTATTTATTATATTTATTATTTTATCATCCATCTTATCTATTATTTCATTCATCTCTTCATACATCATAAAATAACCTAAATAATGTAATAAATTACTATTATTTGTATTCACTATATTATATTCATCATTTTTTATCTTGTCTTTTATTATTTCTATCTTCTCTCTCACATCTTCTATTAAATCTATATATTCAAATTTATCTTTTGTTTTCTTATATATTCTTTTTTCTACTATTATATATTCTATATTTTCTAAATTTATTATATCTTCTATATTTTCATTAAATCCATCTACATCTGTTATTATTATTTTCACACTATAATATATATTTATTACACTACTTCTTTTTTCATACACTTTATAATATATTATTATATTTGGTTCTAAATCTTCATCTTTTATTTCTAAATCTTCTATTATCTTATTATTATTATCTGTTATCACTTCTATTTTACTTATATTCTCTATATCATCTTCTATTTTCTTATATTGATTATTCATTAACATCATAATTATATATTATTATTAATATATAAATATATTTTCAAATTTTATAATCTATTTTCTATCTGTTCTTCTCTTATTCTCGCTTGTTGTTCTGATGTTAATTCTTCTTCATCATCAACTTCTAATTCTTGTGCTGGTGCCGGTGCTGGTGCTGGTGCCGGTGCTGGTGCTGGTGCCGGTGCTGGTGCTGGTGCTGGTGCTGGTGCTGGTGCTGGTGCTGGTGCTGGTGCTGGTGCTGGTGCTGGTGCTGGTGCTGGTGA